AGCAGTCGTAATTATGGATATTCAACTCTACCATAATCATGACCCCATGATTCCTATCAAGCAACATATAACTGTCGCTGGGGATTTTATCTCCCTCATAGATAGTTTCCTCTGGAAAGAAAACAATAACTGGACGCTCCACACAACTCTTGTCGTCTGTAGATCGTACCTTATTCACTTGTCTATTGACAAAATCATTATCAATTGTTTTATGTCGGACTTGCAACCTTTTCTTATCATTTATGATATAAAGGCCCGGCATCGTGTTTATCATGAAATGTAGCAAGTCAAAATCTTTTTCAACACTACTCCATGTTCCATCTTTTATTGAAGATACAATTTCTTCAATAGTTAGATTTTCTTGCACTAACTTTAATTTGTTTGTCGTCATATAATATTCTCCTTATGTAAATATATGTTATCGTATGTCGATTTTATAATAGTAACACAATAGGATATATTAGTCAATACCCTTTTGTATTTATTTTTCCAGTGGAAGGCCGGAAATATGAACTCCATCTTTGAATCCATCTTTATCGTATCCATCTGGAAATTTGCCCTCTCTAGGCATATTCGATTGTTTCTGAGCATCTACTAAAGATTTATAGGCTTCAGATTTATAGTAGTCACCCTTCTCTGCTAGTTTCCAAACATCAGCAGTTCTACCGTGAGCCTCTACTTGTGACTTTTTAAGTCCTTTATTCTTACCACTTTTTAGTGAGATTTCTGGTCTTACTGGCATAATTTTCTCCTTATGTATAATCGTTCAATGATAGCTCTTTACAGAACTCTTCTTTTGACAAGCACTTTACATTGAGATGGTAGTCTTGCACAGTTGAACCATGCCAACTGTTAGTGCCTTTCATTTTGCAGTCTACCCAATAAAAAGTTCTATCCTTATACTTGTCAAAAAGTTCAGCCATTTGGTTCATCCAATTTACAGGATTGAACCCTTTCGCAGAGGCAGGCAAATAATTGTCTGTCCCTTTATATATGTTATTGATTGTCTCATCGTATGTACTCAAATCAAATCCTAACATATAAATCTCTTCTGCATTCTGTTCATGACATGCACACAGTAAAGCCATACTGCCAGTTGATAGATTAGGATTACCAACATCCACTATGTTGTCATTCTCATTTACATAGGTAATCCAGATTCCAATATCCTTTTCCATCTTGAGTTTGAGATCATCCATGTCTAAACTTGGATGCATCTTTATCATATACTCAATAGACTCATGAACCGTTGCAGGGTCTTTGCCAGATATCACACACTGGTCAGTTTTGTTCTTACTCCTATGAATAAAGTTATCTGGTATATCAAATCCCATGAGCATCATATCAGCAACTTCTGCTGGAACAACACTCCAGTTTGAGAAATAACATTTACCCTCATAACCCGAATCATATATCTCTTGTTGCATACCGTAGTCCATAGCAACAAGATTGTCTGGTGCTGCGTCACGGTAAACGGCATTACATCCCCATGTCCTAGCATCAACCCATTTAGTATTTGGGTTGCACCAAGACCTAGACTCACCGTTTCCCATGACAACAGCTTTACTCATGACCGTAGTGCTTCCCAACTCACAGGAAAGGTGTCAGCTGACAACTTATCAATCTGGTCAGCAACCATCTGTGTCTCTACCTGTGCATCTGGTTTACACCGTAGATTGCATACACGGGCAAATGCGTACAGTGTACCACTCCAGTACCATTCAGTCATCATTGACTGTGGAAGGACCATACGAGCCTGTTCTGGACACACACCCTTTCTTAGCAACTCCTCATATGTCCACTTACATTTCTGCATTGCTTGTTTGTATGCATCCACCATAGCAGGACCACTAGAACCAGCAGGATTGATATCAATCTCTACACTCGATGACCCTTGCTTCTTGTCATCTGCTTTACCTCTCCAAATAAGGGGATAATAAAAAGTTGGTTCATCATCTACATATCGCCTTGACACCTCATTCCATGTTAGGCCAATCTGATGCTTGACCAACTGCCTAGCAACAAATATGGGAGCTTTGATATGAAACTGCAAAGACGCATGACCAAAGGGACTCCAGTGATTATGCTTTGCGAGATAATTAATCAGTTTAGTGTCTTTATCATTATCAAAATTATCATGCACCTTTGCAAAAGAAACACGGGCAGCATTCACCACTGACAAATCACTTCCCATGCTATCAACTAATGTAACATCCATCACTTCAACAAATCCTCATGTTTTGCTTGTTTTTCTCTTCTCATATTATTCAACTCTGCTCCAGATTTCTTACCACCTAAATATTTTGGAATTGAAGCAGATTTACTTTCTGTATATTTCTCTAACCATCTTTTCATTCTACTGAACATGACTGCTCCATAAAAAATGGTGCCGGTGGTAAGAATCGAACTCACAACCTATTGCTTACAAAGCAATTGCTCTACCGTTGAGCTACACCGGCACACATTAATTACCGCTTATTGTTGCGGCGTGGACGAAACCCTGACGGGCGTTGAGTTGCGAGTTTCTGAACTCGTTCACCTAGTTCCTCATTGGTTTTCACCAACTCGGCATTATCGAATTCTAGACCACGAACACGATCAAGAAGTCCACCTACCTGAGAGGCGAAGAAACCTTCTTCACGGATTGCGGGGTCACCATCTAAGTGTACTGTTACTTCCATTTGAAGTCTCCATTACAAGGGTTGCTGCCGTCATGCACGACAGTTAACATAATATTATAATACTACAGTTCATTGAATATGTCAAGTACTTATATAGGTAATTTTGCTTGACGAGGTAAAAAATTCAACTCTCTTGCGTCAGCTTCAATCTTCTCTTTTAGTGCTTTTGAAACTAGGGAATTGATGCCTTCTAGTTCTAGTCCTTCTTTTTTACAATACCAAAGGACGGCATCCATGTGGGTTATTCTCTTCTCCTTCACAATATTTTCAATCTTCATACAAAATGTCTTTGGTGTATTCAGTGGCATATTGTCTCCATTCTAAAATTATAAGTTGGGGAGTTAACCGTGACCCCCCACGGATGTATTGCGGCATCACCCGAAGAAAGTATAGTAAGTGGTAGTTTTTAGTCCTATAAAGAGAACTACCAAACTCATTAAGTGTCGATATAGCAATAGGTTGCCGTCACTTAAATAAGGTGGTAGGTTATTCTGTTGCCAAGAAACCTACCGAAACTCCGAACACTTACTGCTTACGCAGCAAGAGCCATGGGTGCAAAATTATCGTTTGCGTATAGTTTATGACCTATAAGGTGGTCAATCCACAGTTCTCCACTTCTCTATTTAACACCTGTCGATCCTGTTTCGCCCCCATCATCAGAACAGAGCAATTCACTTGCTTTCGTTTCCCAAACCCAAGGAAAAATCCCGTGAATGATTAAAACAAAGGATACACTAAAAGCTCTAAACATGTGTCCGAAGTATGTGTAACCTGTGTCTTTTAAATGTTTCATTTCTGTTCTCATGGTGGAGGCGTTGGGTACTGCCCCCAAGTCCAGTCTGTCGTTCGATCTGTTTCATCAAACTGTATCTTATTTATACCATATGGGAATGTATTTGTCAATACCTTTTTTCAAATACCTTTGTCTTCTTGGTATTTTCCAGCAGCAAGAACAAATCCAATATGTTTATCTGGTTCATTTATTTTTGCTATAGACAACACTACACTATCTATTTGTCTAAAATCTTTGTATTCTACAAGAAGAGCCTTGACATAAAACGGTAGAGGCATAGGCAAATTTATACAATATTTTAAACTTGTAAGAGCATACATTCTTGCAAGAACTTCCTCTTCACTTATTGTGTCGGCCTTTACTATTTTTAGAATTGTCTCTTCATCTTTACAAATAGTAATTGTTACAACTGTAGAACCCTTTGACCATATGGTAACCTCTTTTGCTGATGCAGCATTAGGGGAGTATACTAGGAAGGCGATTATTATCACCGCTAATAAATACTTCATTTTTCTTTCTCCATTCTGCAATAGTTTCGATGAGCAAAGGAAGATAGTCATATTTCTCTTTTACAAACTCTTGCACAGTTCCATCTTCAGTGACAACAAGAATTACCACTTGAGCAACCCTTATGCCTGTTCTCTCACCAAACATTTCTGCATATGCCGAACCTTGGATATAGTAGTTCTCATTCCAATCGTCTGTGCGTTCTCTTGTTGAGGTCTTGAAGTCAATAATTGACAGCTTTCCCTTATAGTTCGCAATACAATCTGCTCGACCAGCAATTTTATATTTATTACTATACAACCCGCACTCTTGAGCATATATATTATTTATATGACAAAGAGCTTTTTCTTTAAGTTGGTTGAATAAACACATAGGAAGAAAATGTTTCTTATGCTTCTCCCACTTGTTAGGCCAGTCAAGGTGTACATTGTTGAGGTAATCTTCACACATAGCATGAACTTTTGTGCCTCTTGCAGCAGCAGTTCTTGCAATGTGATTTGCGACATCCTCACCAACACGCTTACGCCACTCAAACAGTCCCTGCTTATTACGGACTGATAGAACAGTGGTGATGGATGGATACTTGTTGCCCTCTGGTGTTTCATACAGACGAACACCGTTAGTGGTTTTTGCTGAAATTTCTGGTAGAGAAATTTGGTCGTGGTCAAACATTTTAGGTTCCATTATGCTAATGCTCTAACTCTCTCTACTAAACGATCAGCCCGATTTGTGACTTGACGATACCATGCTGAATCAACCATTTCATCTGCTGCCTGATTCCAATCTCTCGCATCGACACCACGTTTCATTCCAGCAAACTTGGATAGTCTTGGACGCCCAAGGTTGAACATCATATTGGCAATCACTTGTTGAGCTTCTTCTGGCAAAATGTGAAAGTCTGAGTAAAGGATGTTGCAGTCTCGCAAGACGCTTTGGATATCCGACTCGAAGGCTTCAGCGACTCGCTCAGAAGAAACGGGGGTGCCCAAGTCAAGGGATTTTTCTGGGTCAGATTCCTTAACAAGATGACCGATACCAAAAGTAGCGTAACCAAGATGGTCATTATAAATCTTATACTCACATCCTTCATCCACTTCCAATTGTTTTCTAAGTTGTTCAATGTTCATTTTGTTTCTCCGGCAAATTAACATTAGCTGTTAGGATTCTGCTCTCTCCATCACCAGAGAAAGGCATCACTACATAATTTAACCAAGATGGAAACATAATCATTTTTCCAACTTCTGGTTTAAGATATTGTTCTGTGACAGGTTTTAAAAATGAGGCTTCACTGATACTTCCCCATGAGAGGTGTGTGTATCCCCCATTGGTTACTTCTTCTTTGCCATCATCGAAAGTGCCATAATCGGCAAACTCAACCTTTCCAGCAACTTGTTCTGGCACTTTGAGATATAGAATACAAGACAACTCTCCATCTGTATTGCCTTGTTGAGTAGTGCCAGAAAAAATTCTTTCAATGCTCATGGAATGCATTTTAGGATTGTATTCTCTGTGTTCATCACCTGTGATCGATGGAGCATATTCAGACGCTTTTTCATTAGTGACAATATCAATATTAGCTTCCTTCATGTAGGTATTACTCAACCTACAGATATAATCACCAAACATCTTTCCCACATAATCAAGTGTATGGGAAAACTTGATTGGTCCTTTAGCACGGTCCATAGCATCAATTAGTTCATCGTCTATATGTGTATTAAGTTCTTCAATCACTTCACTGTCGAAACCAACAGACATGAAACTTACTGCTGGTTTTGTATTAAATGATATATCCATTTTATTCCATTCCTATTCCCATTTTGGTCTTGTTGATTAGATAACTACGCACAAAGCCAGACCGAACAATGTCACCAATAGTGAACTCTGTACAATTGAATTCTTTCATCTCTTCTAGTATTCTTAGAAAATCATGTAAACCATTTTTCTCGTTTGTCCTTTGTAAATCTGATTGAGCAAAATCACCACAAAATATAATTTTAGAATCTTGACCTATTCTGGTGATAATCGTATCTAGCTCATGAAAATTTAAATTCTGGCATTCATCTACTATAATGATACTATTATCAAATGTCAACCCCCTTAGAAAAGAAGTTGATAGAAAATATAAAGATGACTGAGCCTTCAACTTAGGATATAGAGAATTGAACGCTGTTTCATTTGGCATCTTGAACATGAACTGAACCATATTCTGATACGGCACTTGATACAGTGCAGACTTATCTTCCTCATCACCCGGTAAGAATCCAATCTCTCTTGTTGGGATAAGAGAACGCACCAAAATAACTTTGTCATATGGTTTCTTTAAATCCATTACATCCTGCAAAGCAAGATACAATGAGACAAAAGTTTTACCTGTTCCAGCCGCACCAAATAGAAATTGGTTTTGTCCTTTTTTCCATGTATCGAATATAACCTTTTGATTTTCAGTGATTGGTTTGATTACAACAAGGTCTTTAGAGCTTACTTCTTTATTTTTTTGTGCTGCCATTTTCTGCTTCCATATTAGGGTGAGGGGGGCAACCGGCACCCCCCTCTGATGTAAGGGCGGAGTGACTTCCAAGCTTACATAGACGCTGTGCATCGGTGCTGAAGTATGATTTTCTCGCCCACATCATATATATCTATTTGTTTTTGTGCTTATTCACTATACCCTGTGCTTTAATTTGTGCATTTGTTCGTCCACTACCATATCTATCTGCTATTGGTGAATTGGGATGTGCTGCTGATATCCTCTGCATATTCTCTGTAAATCCAGCATCCACCTTTGGTCCAACACCCATCATATGATCACTACCAAGAGCGATTGGTTGAAAGACTCTCTCAACATTTGTATTGTTCTCCATATACTTATCATACTCTGACATTGACATGACTTCATCGTATTCTATTCCAGATTCTAAATTAATAAATGTGTATGTTGGCATTATCCTTCTCCCATATTAATGTTTGGCATATATCCAGCATAATAATTTCCAGATAATACAATTCTCCCATCAGATGTATCATTCGTATAGTGATATAGATTTGATGGAAAAATAACTAAATCTCCCTGCTTACACACAACTCTTGGCCTATTAATACCATGCGATGGTGATTCATCTGTCATAAAGCTTAAACTTGTGTCACTGTCTCCTGTCGAAAGATATGCTGCAATAGAATAAAAATTAGGTGCTTCTTCATGACAATGAGGATGAACAAAACTATTATTATCATAGAAGCTAATCCAAGCATTATACATTGCAACAACAAATTGCATACCATTTCTTTTCATTGAAGCTGGTTTGCGTTTATTGAAATGTGGATAATTTAATCTGGTGGAAATACAATGTTCAACCTTTGCTGAAACTCTCTGTAGATAAGGCGCAATGTCCTTGTCCAATTGAAGATGCCAACCTGTTCGTCGAACACCTTCTAGGTTATCGACAATACCAGTTTCTAGTTTTTGTCCTGCCAATTCTATTAAAGTATTACATAACTCTTTATCTAGAGTTGTCTTCATAATAAAATCAGTTTTGAGAACAGGAACATATTGTACTGCCTCAAACGAATCTTCACCATTCATTAAAATTCAAACTCCAATTGTTTAGCTGGAACCAATTTTTCCAACCTAAAAATTTTGTCACGTTGTTCAGTTACAGATTCATTTAGAATCTTTATTCTCTTATAAGCCGCTTGTAGTTGTCCCTGCAACTCTTCTGCCTGAGATTTTAAAATCTTTATCTCATTAGCATCATTATAAATCTTATTGAGTTCCATCTTTTGCCTCTCACTCAATACCGAATGTAAAGATTCTTTCATATCTTCCTCTCTAAGTCTCCGACTCATGTAGTCCCAATGAGGTTCCCTCGTCATCATTCATCTCCATGAAAAACTTTGGTGGTACTCTATTAGTCCATTTTGCAAAACCTGACTTCTCTACTATATAGTATGTTTGATATGCTTTCACTGTATCATCACCTTTGCAGTATGCAGGCATACATTGTGGTGGAGCAGTGAGAGGAGCATCAACATCAATGTTAGTAGGTGGTTTGAATAGAGCATCACGCAATCTGGATGTCGCATGTATTTTGCCATAACGATGAGTATACTCGTTCATTAGAGCATCATAGTGCTTCCACAACCACCAATAATTTTTCTTTGATGTTCGCACCCAAATGGTGCTAGGATGGTTCTTGTGAGCCAACTTGTATAGTCCCATCTTCTCAGCATACTTATCACCATCAAGCACACGATGCGCTGTAGAGAGCATCTGTGCGCTCTCTAGTATCATCTTTACCACATGCTTGTCACACATCATCTGTGCGGCAATCTTAGGGTTTTTATCTAGATAGAAAATGTTCATACTAAATCCCTCAAATCTACTCCCGATACGCCTGGATAAACTTTATCCCACATCTGTTCCACCATAATTGCACAAGTTTTTGCAAAATTTTCATACCTAGATTCTAAATCTAATATTTCTGCATCCTTCTCTTCAATTACACATTCAAGTTCATAAACTCTATCTTCAAGTTCACTCATCGGTTATCACCTTCACCTTCGATTTTGTTACGCTCTTGTCGAGACTTCAGTTTCTCCATATTTATCTGAGCAATGTCCTCTAGTGAGTATCCAATATCACTTGCAAGTGCTGACACATACCACAGAACATCACCAAGCTCCTTGGCAATGTCATCAAGTTCATTACCATAAAACTCGAAAGAACCAAACTTACTCTTTCGGATATTCTTCTTCACCTTCTCTGCGACCTCACCAGCCTCACCAGACAACCCTAGTGTTGGATACACTACCTTGGCATTGTCTGGATAGATTGCAGTGGTTTTCGCAAACTCTTGGTATTCATCAAATGTCATTTCTTTTCCCAACGATAAAAAATGTGGTCACCAATCTCTGTAGTTCTCGTCTTGGTTTTTGCCCAAGATGGACTGACATAATCAGCATGGTAATGTGTAGCACCATCAGTTATATCAACGAATCTTATATCATTATGCATCATTAATCGAGCAAAGTCAAGTATCTTTTTGTAAGATTCTTCATTTTTTACATCATCTGGTTTACCATCACAATACCAACTGAACTGGCACTTGTTTCTAATAGGAATAGGTAATCCAGTTTTCCATGATTTTTTCATTTGTGCTTGAAGGACTACTCCACACACAGTATTTGGAAACCTCTCATCATTCACTCTGTTCATCACAACAGCAGACACAGCAAGTTTCCCTGCCGTGCCTTGATCTCTTGCTTCATGATACATGTTCATAGCAAGACATTCAACATGCTGATTATTATTAACTATTGATTTTTCGTTTGGGACAATATCTGTAGTAGCACCCACAAACATCAAACCAATAGCTACAATTTCATCTAATGCTGTAATTACATTTCTCCCAGTTGTGTTTCGAGATATTGCCGAGCATAGTCACCCGCCATGGTTGACCGAAAAGTTTTGTCAGCAGCTAGAGCAACCTCATCAATGTCGATCTCATCACCACCGAAAAAGTATCCATCACAGAACTCTTCGATATCCATTATATAGTTTCCCATTTTACTCATAACCATAATACTCCTTCTTGAACTCTTTCATATATTTACCACTGTCACGATGGGCTTCTATCTCCCAAGGTTGCCTTTCGTAAGCAGTCTCCAGATAGTTCCGATATTTGCCATCACGACATTTCCACAACTTCTTGTAACCACCACGGAAACGGTCAATCAATTTTCTCGTTGCGTGCTGTTTCACATGTATCATCTCATGACAAACCGTGTCGATGAACTCTTCAACGCCCTCTGCTTTTGTCAAACGATGATCAACCTCAATCACAAAGTCACGGTCATCTTCTTCCTGATAACAGAACCCTCTGGCACCCTGTTCATATGTCTTGGTCAACAAGACAGTGAT